CGGCAACCGCCAGAGCAACGAGCTGCGCGCCCGGGCCGTCCGCAGATTGCCGATTTAACCCTTCATCCATTCATAACGGAGCATCGAAATGACGATCACGCTCGAGGACATCGTGTCCCAGCAATCGCGCATCAACGACATGATCGAAGCGTTCAAGACGCAGGCGCTTCCGAGCGAGCGCCGCATTCCCGCGGTCACGATCCCGCTTGCCGCCGGCGAGAAGTTCGCCGGCATGGTGTTGGCGCAAGACGGCGGTGTCGACTACTTCCTGATCCTGCTGCCGGGCGATACCGAATCGGTCACCTGGTCGCAGGCGCGCGAGTGGGCAGCGGAACGCGGCGGTCATCTGCCGACGCGGCGTGAGCAGTCGCTGCTGTTCGCCAACCTGAAGGATGAATTCGAGGCCGAGTACTACTGGTCCGACGAGCAGCACGAAAGCAACTCCGGCTGGGCTTGGTGTCAGTACTTCCACGACGGCTACCAGGGCGACTACCACCAGTACGACGAGCTGCGCGCCCGGGCCGTCCGCAGATTTATTCCTTCTGTAATTTAGTCCTTTAAACCATCGTGGCCCTGCACACCCAACTCCCGATCTACCGTGCCGCCGAAGATCTGCTGGATGTCGTGACGGATCTCGTCACTAACATGCAACGGAACTTCAAGCGGACTGTTGGAGAAAAGATCACCGATGAGTGCGTCGAAATCATCGTGCTGGTGTATCGCGCCAATGTCGCCGCCGACAAGTCACCGCATCTGTCGGAGCTCATCGAGCGCCTGCAGGTGATCAATCTGATGCTTCGTCTCGCCTTCAACAAGCGAAAAATCGGGACCGATGCCTATGCGCGCGCCGTCGAGCTGACGACGAGCATCGGCAAGCAGGCCAACGGATGGAAGAAAGCCGCAAATAATCGCCCGCTCCATGGCGGCCAAGGCTCCCATGGCTGAGCGATCTTTCAATCTGGTCGTGCCGCTGGCTCACAAGGCCACCGACATGCGCACCACGGACACCGACCGCCGGCGTGCGGCGCGGTCCGGCGCAGTTTCCCAGCTGAGCAATCGGCCGGGCGACGTAGATAGCACGATTTCTCCGGCTGGGCTTGGTATCAGAACTTCAACAACGGCAACCAGAACAACAACCACCAGAACAACGAGCTGCGCGCCCGGGCCGTCCGCAGATTGGAAAAATGGAGATCAAGCGTTTTCATTTGCAGAACTGGTCGATGCGTATGTCGACTGCCGGCGCACCAAGCGCAATAGCGCCAGCGCACTCGCATTCGAGGCGAACCTCGAGCGCAACCTGCGCGGCCTGTTCGATGAGTTGAGCGCGGGCTCTTACCGCCCCGGTCGCTCAATCTGCTTTCTGATCACCCGGCCGAAGCCGCGTGAAGTGTGGGCGGCCGCCTTTCGCGATCGCGTTGTGCATCATCTGCTGTACCGCCGCATCGGGCCGCGCTTCGAGCGCAGCTTCATTGCCGATTCGTGCGCATGCATCAAGGGGCGCGGCACGCTGTACGCTGCCACGCGCCTCGAATCGAAAATCCGGTCGGTCACGCAGAACTGGTCGAGGCCAGCGTATTACCTCAAATGCGATCTGGCGAACTTCTTCGTATCGATCGACAAGGATCGGCTGCTCGAGCTGCTGCACGCCAAGGTGCATGAGCCATTCTGGCGCGAGCTGACGGAGCTCGTGCTGATGCACGACCCACGAACCGACTTCGAATACCGCGGCGACCCTGATCGACTTCTGCTTGTGCCACCGCACAAGCGCCTGATGGAGCAGCCGGCGAATCTCGGTTTGCCGATCGGCAATCTGTCGTCGCAGTTCTTCGCGAACGTCTACCTCGACGTGCTCGACCAGCGCGCGAAGCACGCGCTCGGCGCGCGCCATTACATCCGGTACGTCGATGATTTCCTGTTTTTGCACGAATCGCCCGACTATCTGAACCGGGTTCTCGCGGATCTGGCCACGTTCCTGCCTGCGCGCCTCGGCGTCCGCCTCAATGCGAGCAAAACGATCGTGCAGCCGATCGACCGCGGCGTCGACTTCGTCGGCCAGGTTATCAAGCCCTGGTCGCGCTCGACACGGCGCCGAACGATGAACGAAGGGCTGCGCCGTGTCGAGCAGGCGCCGGCCGAGGATGTGCATGTGATGGCGAACAGCTATTTTGGCCTGTTCGGACAGGCGCCATCCAGTCACGGCGATCGTGCGCAGCTGGCGAACGTCGCTCGCCGGCGCGGCCACTCGGTCAATCGCAACCTCACCAAGTCATTCGCACGCCGCGGAGCATAGCCATGAGCAACGAACGAACACGTTTTTCTGCCGGCAATGTGCCGTGGAACAAAGGCTTGAAGGGCTATGCGCCCGAGCCTTTCGTGGCGAATCAGTTCAAGCCCGGTCAGCACTCGCACCGCTGGGTGCCTATTGGCACGGAACGCTTCAGCACGCGTGACGGGATCCTCGAGCGCAAGGTAGCCGACACCGGCGATCGGCGCGCCGATTGGCGGCCGGTACATCGGCTGAACTGGGAAGAAGCCTACGGCCCGATTCCTGACGGCTTTACCCTGGTCTTCCGAGATCGCGACCACTCGAACGTCCTAATCGACAACCTCGAGCTCATTTCACGCGCCGAGCTCATGGCAAGAAACTCTATGCACCGGCTGCCGCCCGAGCTGCGCGAAGTCATCCACCTTAAATGCCGACTCACAAGGAAGATCAATGACCACGATCGCTGATCTGCGAAAGCACCTTTTCGACACGCTGGAAGCGTTGACGGACAAAGACAACCCGATGCCGATCGACCGCGCCAAAGCCGTGGCCGAAGTGTCGCAAGTGATCATCAACTCGGCAAAGGTCGAAGTCGAATTCATGCGTGCGGCCGGCGCGAAGAAGACCGGAACAGCCTTCATTCCGGAAGACAAACCCGATCTGCCGAACGGCATCACCGGAATCAGGCAGCACATCATGCGCGGCTAACGGCGCAACCACCAGAGACCAACCATGACAGCCACACTCAACGATCAGCAGAAAGCGTGCGTAGCGGCGCTACAGACAGCCTTGATGGAAGTCGGATCGATTCGACTTGGTGAGCGCGAGGCTGCGCGCATTCTTGCTCATATAGAGCCGGCTATGTACGTTGTCGATGCGCCAGCCGCAACCAAATCGCGCGACGAATCCTGGCTTGATGCGGTGCACGGGAAGCGTCGTACAGCCGCCGCAGCACACCCCTCAGAAATCGTAGGTCACCCGCAGCACGAATGCGAAGACTGCAAAGCGGTTCAGCAGAGCGAAGGCGTTAGCCGTTGCGATGGGTGCGAAGCTCTCGCCGAGTACAACGAACAGATCCTGCGGAAGGCACGTGCGGTCGTCCGCATCGTTAAAGAAATCGTTGGCGAAAAGCCAACCGCCGAAAACGCATATGGGCTTAAGTGTTGGCAGCGCGTTGAGGATGCCTTTGCTGGCGCAATCACTGCCTGCGGTGATGCGATAGCTGCGACCGTTCATGTTCCCCGCATCAAATTTGGTCTTGAGGTAGGCGAGCCGGTGATCGAGTTCACGCGCGAGTTCGAAGCGCGGATGGACGCAGAGCCGGGAAAGCGGTTCAGTTTGTTCGCCGCCCCATCGCAGCACGCGGCTTTGGGTGCCGCGCTGACCGACGATCAGGTCGACACGCTCAAGCTCGCTATCGGATATATCGGTAGCTCGGACCGCGCGGACCGCCGGGAACATGTTGCGAGGATTCACGCCATTCTCGCAGCCCCCCTTCCGCGCGCCAGCGATGCGCCAGTTCAAATCGAGCATCTTGACCTGCAAAACCATCGCTATCGCGATGCCATGCGCAAGATCATGGCGCGTCTCGTCGATCTGCTTGATGAAGACCAGTTCGGCAATATCGAAAGCATCGTGCGCGAAGTAGGTGTTGAGCCCGCCACTGCAGCGCATGCAGGGGCTATGCCACCAATCACCGCCACGGGATCGCTAGACGAAGTGAAGCCGGCCGTCGATAGTTGGATTCAGCAGCGCGGCACAAGCATGGACGGTGAGAGCTACGTAGCAGCGCTGCAGCTTGCCGCCTACATCAAGGCGTTGTTGCGCGCCGACCCCGCACCAGCAGCCACCGCGCCTGCTGCGCTGACGGCATTGGATGCGGATATGGTCTGGCCTGCCTATGACGGTGAGACTTTCTTCCACACAATTGACGATGCTGTGCAATATGAGATCGATCAAGCGTGGCCGACGGATGGGCCGCTCGAATTGAAGCTGCAACTCGCAAAGCGCATTCCGATAGCCACCGTCCGAATCTTCAACATCACCGAGAACGGCAACGAGTGGGAGATCGTTGCGAATTCGCCGGGCAAAAGGAACGGCGACGATCTCGCCACCAACCCCAGCAATAGCGCTGATGCAGGGGAGGGATCGTGAGCGCCAGTACCCAGATGCGTTTGCGAGTACTGACGCTGCCCCTGAAGGGCATCTACTTCGACCAGATCAAGAGCGGGTCGAAGCGCGCCGAGTACCGCGTCTTTAACGATTACTGGTGTCGGCGTCTCATAGGCCGAACCTACGACCGCATCGTGCTGACGCGTGGCTATCCGCGTGCGGACGACTCGGCGCGGCGACTCGTACTCCCTTGG